TGACGATACGACCAAACACGGTGTCAGCCTGATCCTCAACAGGGGCGAACACACCGCACCAAAAGCCCTTATCAAACTTACCCAGCCATGTGGGGTAGACCTTGGACAGGCGCGGGAGAATGACCATCATGGATGCCATGACATTAGAAAGAACCTCAGACTTACCCGACTGGCGGGTAGCAACGAGGGTTATTTCTTCACCGTCGCCAAGGACAATTGATTCAATGATCCGATAAGCAATTGGGACCTGATAAGGGAACAAGGTGACATTAGTGAACTCTTCGGTAAAGACGATTAACTTCATGACCAGTTGGTCAACGAATTCCGTAGATGTTTCGTCTAGTTCTTCCTCTTGATAGTCACCAATGTCTTCGTTGTATTCCGTATCCTCAACATCTGATTCTTCACTCATAAGAGTAAGTATAAAACAAAAAGCAAGGCAGTATTACTTACTGATATCTCTGGAGGAGATTTCTTTTAATATCTCGTGGAATACTTCAGCGGCTTGGAGTACCTCATCGTTAGTGCCATCACGATAGCGCCAGTTGTCAAATGACTGACAGGTGTAGATCAGACACTGCTCTCCCCATGTGGCTAACTCACTCTTAGTCATCTTTTGGAGTCGGGCAATCTTTGGGAGATCAGTCTTAGGCTTGCGTCGCATCATTTCCAGTCCCTGATTTCTTTTGCTTTGGCTTTAAGGAATCGTCCCTGAACGGCGGTCATTAAGCCATCGTCATCAGACATATCAGAACCTACCTTAGAAAGACCAATTTGAAAGGTATGTTTCCTAAGTTTTATTTGGATGCCCTTACCTACTCGCCAAGGTGCAGATGTCTGGCGCATAAAACCAGGTGCAATAAGTGGGGTGCCAGTGGGTACCACATCTCTGTAAATCCAGTACACAGGACCTACCGACTGAACGGCATTCATGGTGTCTTTAAATATCAAGAATGATATAAAGCAACTGATTAGTAAAGCGATACTCAGCATGAGTGACATGGATATAAGACTTATAATTACCCAAACGACTGACGCCAGCCATACTGATATGGCTAGAAATGCTTTCATTGTTATTCCTTGTTGTTAGACGGGCCAATTGCTCTTAGTATAGCCAAATGGTTCAAGAATCTGCTTAATACCCTTACCTTTAGAACTGTATTCACGGTAATTGCGGTAGATATCTAATGGCATGGGTCCATATTTGTAAACGCCACTGGTGGCTCCAGCGCGGTTACGAAACATCACATATGTATAACCAAGGATGTTATATGAGGAACCACCCTTAGAGCGGTCCGTCTTTTTAATCCTAGAGAACTGCTTAGAAAGGATATCTATTCCCTCATCAACGCTATCTCCAATACCCATGTCTTCAGTTACTTCATCCCTAGTAGCAACGGGAATGAACACATGAGCCACGACGCAAGAACTCTTTGTCGGACCCATGTAGTACTGGTCCACTGGTTGTACCCAGTAGACATCAAGGTCGCCACCGCTTGGGATAAGGGCGTTTAAGCCCTGTGCAAGGTCAGTAGGCGGCAAACGGGCGCCCGTAGTTTTATCTATGCGGCCCGTAGAGCCACCGTCTTCTTTTCCTTGTTCTAATCTGTCCCACAGGCTTTGAACCCCTGGACCTAATCCTCGTTTTTTAGTTGCCACTATTTATCAGCCGAACATGGCTTTCCATGTCGTCGGACCAACAACACCATCATAGGTAAGACCTTTGGACTTCTGCCAGTTACGGACAAGTTCATGGGTCTTGGCGCCAAAGTTACCATCGGGCTTTGCGCCAACGATTGCCTGAACCAACTTGACGGCGTCACCGTTTGAACCCTGCTTAACGGGTGTTCCTGGGTAGGTAAAAGTAAGTGCGGGTGCGCCCGCTGGAGCAGGTGCTGGGGCAGAAGCAACTGGTGCGGGAGCGGGTGCGCCATTAGGCGTGGCATCACCAAGGCAGTACTGCCAGTGCCATGCCTCAAACTCTTTTGACTTTGGGTCAGAACCCTGCAAGTAGAAACCGTATGAGGGTGCATTAGCGCACATCCACTCAAAACAAGCGCCACCCATTGATGCGGTCTTTCCGCCCTGATCATAACCAAGGTCAATTGCTAGTCCCCAGCCATGGTTTGAACCCTTGAGACCAGTGGGGTCTGGAGCGGCTGAAGGGGCTTTGCCTTTCTTGAGGTACCAAGTCTTACCATCATATTGGCGCTTTACGCCAGTACCAGTATCTTCGGTGACATAGCGATCAAGAAACATTGATAACTGGCTATCAAATGAGCGGTAGTCGCCCACATTCTTCAACTTGAAGCCAGCGGCGAGAGCGGCGTCGTACAACTTATTGAATTGCTCTGCAACTGGTGCGTACATCTTTCCGCCAGTCTTAACAGAAGCCAAAACGCTTGGGTTCAACTGACCATTCTTGTACTGCTTAAGTGCGGTTGGGACCACCAATTTGATGCAGGGGTAATTCATAAGTATCTCCTTTAGGCTGATCCACCGTGGATGCCAGTAGTTGTCTTTAACCAGAATACATTAGAAAACTGGTCGTCGTCGCTTGCAACAATGATCATATCACCCGGTGTGGGTACGGACCAGACACCACTAATTGCCTTACGATCTACATAAGAAAGAGGTAAGTAACTGTTTTCGCCCATAACATGGGGCAAAGATACATAGATTTCACCTGTGGTGCTATCAGATGATTTAACAAGCGCCCTATAAATCTTGCCACCTGGATTAAACATTGGATTCTTCCAATTGTTTAATTCTTTCAGTCAATGACTGAACAGTTGCGTCAAGTTCTTTAATAGAAGCCACTGCTATTGCAGTAAGCGCCAAATTATCAAGTCCTGAGTATTCCCCGTCATTGTCAATACTTGTTGCCTGCGGAATCACTGCACCAACTTCCTGTGCAATAAAACCGATATTCCCAATTTCCCAGTTCTTGGTCCACGGGCACGGGTTTTCGGCGGTGCCCTTACAGTTATCACGAGCGCAATCATGCCTTAGTTCATCGGACTGGTATGGCTCAAGGCCCTTTGAACTGCGGATTTTATTAAGACGGGAAAGGGCCATTACTCGTCGTGGGTCACTCGGTAATTGAGCAAAGTGGAGTTCTTCTTTCCATCTATAGTTGACAGGTCGTAATTGGCGCACAATATTTAATCCTGTTAGTATTTCGTCTTCATTAACTGCCGCCCCCGCAGAACGAAGCGTCAATGGGAAAGACCCGATATCCTGCTTGATATTGGCTGATGACGGTGCGATGATATATGCATGAAGCGAGACAGCAACACTGTTATCAGCATTTTGCAAATAAACAGTATTGCTTGATGCGCCAACACGGAACTGCGGAGCAACGCCACTTGCCCATAATGCCATTCCTGCGGCAGCGCCACCATACCCACCCTGCAATGCTTGACCCGTGTGTCCAGCATCAAAGGTACTGTATTGCCCCCAAAAAATTGACGACACAAACTTAAGTGTGTTAGATGAACCTGCGGTAGTAGCAGTAGCAGCGTTACCAGTAGTGTTATCGGAAGTTCTCGCACTGTCAACACGAACACCATAAGTATTGAGACCATTCCAACCCATAAGAGTTGGATATGTACTTGACCAATTAATCTGAGGATTAGTATTATTTACTGCACCACCCGAAGGGGAAGTTGACTGCGAGGCGTCAAATATTGTATGACCATTTCCATAGTGTTTCCACACAAGTTGACCAACAACAGCAGAGATTGTTCCGTTGGTACTCCAGTTACCGGAATTAGTAGAAAGATTAGTTGCTGTAGTAGCATTACCTGAAAAAGTAGGTGCTGTTACTGTGCTGGTAAATCGCCCAGTTCCCATGACATTCAATGTATTGGTAACTTCAGAGTCATTAGGTTGTGCGCCAATAAGAACATTATCTGCAGACCACATATATTTAGTTGTGCCAGCACTATTGCCACGGAAACCCATACGATATGAACCCGAAACCGTTTGGAAGAAAGACCATCCTGTTTGACCTTGCAACACAGGACCTTGCGCCCAAGGAAGTGCCGCGTCAGGTGTGTTTGCTGTAGCAATAAATGCACCAGTTGAACTTGAAAGACCGATATTGCCAGAGACAGTTAATTGACCGACAACTGACAACCCTGTTGAGTTAAAGGTTGCCACAGTATTGTTCACATATTTAATTCTGACAGTCTGATTAGAGAAAACCGTGAAATCATTATTGGCTGTGCCAACACCCGACACAGTGTAATGCTCACCAATTCGGGTAGTTAAAGTTGGATAATTGGTGTTGGAAAGAACTACCGCGTAAGCATCAGTTGTTATATTTCCTAAAGTTCCTATGTTTACAGAGTTATTAACGGCAGTAATACCTGTGTAAGAACCGCTAATACGCGCTGATGGGATAACGCCAGCAAGATCACTAGCGTCTGTTACATATAGAAGGCTACTCCACGCCGTGGAACCAGTGCCGACCTTAAGTTTTCCTGTATCTGTTTCAAAGCCCGTCTCACCAATGGCAAGGGTAGGGTTTACTGAGGCCCAATTAGCCGCAGTGTCACTTCTCAGTTGTATTAAGTCGTTCCTCGGCACTATCTTGCCCCTTCTGTATAGCGTCAATCGTAGCCTCTAGGACTGCGATACGCTGGGCCTGCTGTGAAATCTGGTTCACGAGCGATTCAACTACTTTATTGACATCTAGTTGTACATTGGACATTTTGTTCTCCTTAGTTATGCGAGCGAGTCGTGCTCTGCAGCAATGGCAGCGTGTGCAGATTCAATGATTTCAAGGTTACTCGTAAACTGAGCGACCTGAGTCTCTTTTGCCTCATCGTCAGGAAGGCTTTGTGCCACCAACAATGCGGTTTCATTGCTTAAATACTCTTGTTCCAACTGATTGAGACGACCAAGCAGAGCCTGCTTTTTTCCTTCTACGGGGTCAAGTGTTCTAAATTCCATTTTGTTTCTCCTGGGTTAGGTAGGTTTTATAGTTCCTGGTTGCTAATTTATCACATGCGCCTCGTGGTTTGCGCAACCGAGCGATACGCTGGATTTGTTGTAAAACCTTTTTTGCGCCTAGTTGTACATTAGACATTAGTTATTCTCCGTTTCAAGCCATTTTAAAAATTTATCATATATGTCAGGACTGTAGTTTGCTACTGAACTAGGAAGATGAACCTCATCAACTATTTCCGTGGTGTCACCATCAATGTCACGCAAAGCGAATACGCAATACCAAACAGTGTTATCTTCTAACGCAACAATCTTATGGCGCAATCCCTTGCGGATAACAATGAATGTTGGGGCAGTAAACTGTTTGGGTTTACCGTTGTTTACTGTGACTTCAACACTACCGCTAGTAAGTAAACTAATGTGGTCGTGCGTATGTGCATGACCACCAAGAATATCTCCAGCCTTTTCCATATAGTTCTGTCGGACCCAAATGTTTCCGACGAACCCTAGTTCCTCAATCATTCAAATACCGCAACAGTTGTTTCGGGTACATTGGCTTCACGATGTTCAAACAATCCTGTTTCGGAATTGTATGCGTCGTTCACTATGACGGGTGAATCTTCAGGTAAAGGAATGAAAGTATAAATCTTTTCTAGAAGTTCATCATATTCATATAATACAACATTGATAACAATATTGTCTTTTAGCATTGCGTGTCGTGTTCCCATAATATTATCCAAACCAACTAATAGCAATGATGCCTTGATTTCCTGCATAACCATTATTGGCGGCTCCAGAACCCAATCTCATTACCGAACTAGCACCGCTACCGTAACCACCGTAAACAGTAGGAGCAAGACCTGATGATACAATCCTAGTTTGAGGTTCCAAATCAACTAGGTAAGTTGATAAAAAGTCAAGATTCAAACTGTTTTGCACTCCATTAGCACAAGAAACAGAACCAAAAGTAGTACTAGTAGCATACGAATGAGATTGCGAATACGCTAGATTAGGAACTACATTTCTAACTACTATTGGTGATTGACCAGAGTTTGCATACGCAGAATTACTACCGTAACTACTATTGTTAAGTTGATATCGTGGTGGTGCTACTGCCGCACCATATCCGTATCCACTACCCCAGCCGTATGTGCCAGAAATAACCCAATCAGGACTTTTTGCGTCATAAGGATATTGCACGATACTAGTATTTCCACTATTGCCACCGTTAATTCCAGTACCGCCTGTACCGCCTGCACCAACGGCTATTCCCCAAGGTTGAGTAAAGGTAGTGGAGTTAGTAGAAGAATATGAGTCACTATAAAAAATAGCCTGCACGCCACCAGCACTACTACCATTTTCTGAAATAGCAACTTGCGAACCACTAGTCGCCGCAATGCCACCCGAGCCACCACCGCCACCAATAACAGTTATAATAGCCATCTTAGCATTAGGGCTTACAGTACTAGGAGTAATTGTCGTGCTACTTGTGTAATAACTAGTACTAAGAAACTTTAATGAACCCGCTACAGTAGCCCACTTAACACCAGTAGCCGTAGAACTATCAGCAGTCAACACCTGATTGTTAGTACCAACAGCAAGTCTAGTGGGAGTACTAGCCGCACTAGTAGCAAGAATATCGCCCTTGGTAGTAAATGTAGACTTAGGAACAGAAACATCAGTTGTATACGCTAGAGAAGTCCACGCTGTAGAGCCATTACCAATCTTGAACTTACCTGTGTCCGTTTCAAACCCCATCTCACCAGCGGCAAGCGTAGGGTTAGTTGAGGTCCAGTTAGCGGCGGTATCACGCCGTACTTGTATGAGTGCGTTACGAGCCATTATTCGGCCTGCCATTCTTCGGGGGTGTTACCTTCAGCGAGCCATGTTAGATACGCCTGCCATAAAGGGTTCTCGTCATATTGTGTTATTTGTGCGCCATCTTCAAGCATCACAATCTGAAATGGTTGCCCATTCATATCCGTAACTTGTTGAGTAAAATATTTCATCATAGTTCCGCCGATGCAACCCAATGACCATACATATTACCACTAGCATAACTACCACCTATTTGCACATAGGGTGTAAAACTTGTATCTGTAGCATAAGCAGTAGTCGGGTTAGCCGTACCTGTCGTGCCGCTAGTATTGCCGTAATCCCAACCAGTTAAGTTTGCGCCACCACTACGGTAGTAAGTAATTGTCGTAGGAGTAACTCGCATCGGCACTCTTAATTGGATTGTGCCAAGTAACAAACCATAAATATTGCTACTCCCATAGAAAGCATAGAAGCCTGCGTCGGTTGATGTACCAACAGTAACGCTAGTACCATAACTTTTCTGAAAGTACCGCTGACATAACGCTAGTTCAGTTTGCATAGGTCGCTGCTCAAAAGGTGTAGCAACAGAACCAACCTCAAGTTGCACCTGCGTCACCTCATACCAAACCGTGTCCGCAACTGCGGTGCTACCTAGATTTGTAAAACCAAACTGCACGCTAACATTATTTGCGCTACTAGATATTGTTCCTGATACTGTGTACTTTGTCCATGTCGTTGGTAAAGACCCGTTAGTAATGGTCGTACTACTACCGCCGTCGTATCCTGTAGTTCCCATAGCAGCATCAGTTGTTGAAGTATTCCAATTAATTGTACCGCCAAAATTTCCATAAGGTGTTGCGGTTGATGATGTTGCAGTTGCGCTAGAGAACCTAACCCAAAACGATAATGTTACGGTTTTACCACGCAAAGGTATTGAGTCACCTGACTCTAATGCGGTGTCTGCCCACATTCGTGTTCCACCAGCATTTTCAGCAGTAGTGCTACTACCAACCTTTAATGCATATCGTGTTTGCATACCAGTAACAGGCGTAACGGTAGTTCTTTGATGTGAGCCATTTTGGTACTGGCGAATTGTCCATCTATCAGCGAGATATGACCCTGCATTTAGATATGTCCGTGCTGTGCCTCGTTGCCAAAACTCAAACGAACCGTTAATAATCTTGTTACGGAAACCCTGATAAGGACTATGGTAATCCGTACCCTGAAGGAATTGCGTAGCCTTGGTTACGCCGTTAACATCAAGTTTTTCGGTTGGGCTAGATGTACCAATACCAACACGGTCATTAGTTACATCAACATACAATGTTGATGGAGGACCAGTAGCAGTTCCTCCCGACGAATAGGCTCCACCCGTAGAGCCATTAAATAACGAAAAGAAGAATTGTGTAGAACTGACTACAGTTATGGTTGCCGTGCGGTTGAACGAACTCGGTGTTATGCCAGTTACCGCAACAGTGTCGCCAGTAACAAAATTATGTGGTGTTGAAGTGTTGTAGTTAGTTGTTCCAAAACCTGAACTAAATGAAGCGCTAGATATAGCGACTGCCCCTGAACCTGCTTTTACTGTTTTTAATGTTGTAGTTCCAACTACATCTAGTGCTGTAGAGGGTGACGATATACCTATACCAACACGATTATTTGTTGAATCAACTTTCAAAGTAGTTGTATCAATAGTTAAGTCACCAGTAACTGCTAAAGAACCTAGTGCGCCAACAGAAGTTAAAGACGACCCAGTAACAGTTGATTTAATAGTAGTACCAGGGAGAGTTTCAGCACTAAAAGAAGTGCTGTTATAGGTATTCCAAGTAGTACCATCATAAATCCATGTCTTATTACCTACCGTGTAGGTGGCATTAGTTGTTGGTGTATTGGGAAAGTCAATTGCCATTATGCGCTACCTCCATCTAGTCCAGAACTTGGTGAACCTACTTCAATCCAGAACGAATCATAATACACATACATTGCGCCAGTATCAGATTTGTACCATAAGTTACCTGCAACTGGTGAGGTTGGGGCAGTATCAGATACCGCGATTAGAGCAACCGTACCTGAAGCATTAGGAAGCGTGATAGTTCTATCAGCGGTGGGGTCCGTAACACTCAAGGTTGTTTCAAAGCCATCGGCAGTTGCGCCTTCAAAAACAACCGACCCTGTTAGGGCAATATTGCCTACGACATCAAGTTTTTCGGTTGGACTGCTTGTACCGATGCCAACATTTCCCGCACCAGTGATACGCATACGCTCAGTAGTCTTTACGGCAGCATCATTAGTAGCACCAGTACCTACACCAAATGATAAATATTCAGTAGCCCAAGCACCAGTAAACCCTGCTGAAATGTCTGCTGCACGACGAACGGTATTATCGCCAGTTCCCACAAAAGTAGGATAGAAAGAATACCCAGCAAGTAATCCTTGTGCGGATGAGTCTGCTCTTGCACAAAAATTATGGGAAACACCATTACCAAAGTTTTTGATACTGTTTACTGGACCAACAAAATCACCTGAAGAGTTGACTGTTACTAACGCTGTTCCACTTGAGTTTTGTATTTCAAACAATGAACCTGATTGTGATGCAGCACCCTTAACAACAAACGCTTTATCGGCAGCAGTTGTATTAACTATTTGTGCCATCGCACCACTAGTTAGTAACGCGCCTACACCTAGACGACCAGCCATATAGTTGGCTGCTGTACCGTTTGCCATAAAGTTCCAGCGACCAGTACCTGAAGCAATATCGGAGTAAAAGCCATAGTTGTTTGTTGCGCCAGTCATTGCAGAGTCAACAACAAAACCTATTTGTGTTGTGACTGTAGACCCAGCACCAAACGACACCTGTGCCGCCTGAAAGTGAAAGAGCGAAGAAAGTGTAAAAGCAGAAGCAACAGTATTTGCACCACTACGGTAATAGGTGGCTGACGCCGTAACATCAGATTGTATAACACCATTGTTCAAAATACCAAAAGAAGTAGTTGCGCCAGTTATCGTTTTAGTTAAAGTAAGAGTGCGACCAACAGAAGGTGTAACACCAATACCAACATTGCCTACGGAGTTAACTTTGAACTGTGATGTTCCACCAGAGTCCTGAATATCAAGGAAGTCACCTGATTGTGATGCAGCACCTTTAACTACTAAAACTTTAGCGGCGGCAGTAGAAGTTGTAACTATTGTTCCGTTTGAAGCGAATGTGGCAATGTCTGTAGTGCCCGAACCAATACGAACATCAAATGCGGCTGTGCCACCAAAAGCAACATAGCCCATATCGGTTGCATCAATAGTTCTTTGGATTTTTGCTTGCGCGCTAGTCCAGTCAGCACCAGTAGATACACGCCTGTATTTTGTATAAATAATGTCTTGGTTGGCGTTTGTTGCTCTAACTTGCGTAGCAATAAGTTCATCACCAGCAGTGCCTCCTAATGCACCACTGGCAACATGCAAAAACGAACTAGGTGAGGCAGTTCCGATGCCGACGCGATTGTTAGTTGAATCAACTTTCAAGGTAGTTGTGTCAACGGTCAAGTCACCAGTAACTGTTAAGGCAGTTAAAGTACCTACAGAAGTAATTGCTGTTTGAGCCGCACCAGTTACAGTTGCAGCAGTACCAGTAGTGTTTTGGTTGAGAGTAGGAACATCCCCTGCACTAATGGTTGCATTTACCCAGTTAGTTCCGTTGTATCTTACGAATTGAGTCGTAGCGGGAGATGTAATAACAACATCAGTAAGGTCGTTTAATGCCGCTACTGCTGATCCACCGACAGAAGCCGCCCCAAACTTAGTTCCGTTATATACAAGGGCATCACCATTAGAGGCTCCTGCGGTATCAATTTCAATGCCCTTAACCTTGAGAGCCTTTAGAAAGTTAGACATTGTTGTCCTTTAATGACGGATTAAGCAAGAATAACGACTCGGTACTGGTTGGCAGTCGGGGCAGTTGCAAAAGAGACTGTTGTGGTACTACTGGTGTTCACGACATCAGCGTACACAACTTCTCCAGTAGATACTTCATATACAGACACAATGAGGTCAGCAGTAGCCAAACCGTGTGTAAGGGTATAAGAAGTAGCACTTGTTGACAAAGTGGCGTAATGCCTTGTTTTGGTCCATACGGGGGCACTAGCACCTGCGAGTAACTGGTAGCCAGTTGTACCTAACGCAAGGGTTGAAGTGGCTCCTGAGCCAGTCTGGTAAACAATAGAACCAGCGGCACCACCAGTAACATTGGTTGCAGTCGTGGCAGTTGAAGAGTTACCCGTGTACTGGGAAACTGAAAGAACTTCAGTACCAGCAATCTTTAGGACTTTGCCCGATGCGAGGTTGATGTGCTCGGAAGAAGTCCATGAATCAGTAGCGTCAACCCAGTTCCAAGTCTTGTCTGTACCACCCCTAAGAGTAATACCACCACCATCTGCTAAGGAATCCAGTGTGTTACCATCTGCCAAAACAATGTTCTTATCATCAACACTCATGGTGGTTGAGTTAATTGTGGTAGTTGTACCGTTTACGGTTAAGTTACCCGCAATTGTTACCGTACCTGCGGCATGACCAATGTTGATCGCAGTAGCCGAACTACCAAATTCAATGGTAGTAGCCGCGGTAGTAATAAGGCCAAAAGTAGTGCTGGAGGTGGTAATTGAAGTTACGAACGAGGGGCTGGTGTTAAAAACAAGAGAACCAGAACCAGTTTCATCTGAAAGAACTCCCGCTAGTTGTGCTGATGTAGTAGCAGCAAACTGAGCAAGAGTGTTAGTAGTTAAGGCCACATTAGAAATTGCGCCACTAGAACCATTAACTGTGGTTACACCAGTACTTGAGGTTAAATAGGTAGCAGTATCAACTGACCAAGTACTAGAACCATTGGTCTTAAGGAAGCCTGCGGTACCAGTAAGGGCGGCAATCGCCGTAAGGTCAGCATCTGCTGGTTGCCAGGTGCCCGAACCACCAGATGAGAGTTCTACCCATGCGGAGCCGTTGTGATACTTAAGTTTGTTAAGTCCACCGTTGGTATCAAAATAGATACCACCAAGTTTTGCGTTAGCGGTAGGAACAGTACCTAAGTTATGGATAACGGGGTTTTGGAGTTCGTTACCATTTAAGTTGATGTTTGTTAGAAACTTGGACATTTAAACCTCACGACAAATAGGCTTTACCGCCAAAAGAGGCGTTAAAGGACACAGAAAGTGTGTTTGCTGATATATATGTTACATCACCAATTACAAGGTTTTCCCCGCTGTCTACAACAGAAACTGCTGGGTAATAGCCTAAATTATGATTTATTGTCCAAGTGGATGCTGACGCGCTTTGTGTGTGTATATAACTACCTGAAACAGGTAATACGAAGTTTAGTACTTGAGAAGGAATGGTACCTGTAATATTTACGGCGGCTGTACCTGTAGTAACAGTTCCAACCGTTAGAACATTAGGTGGACCAGCCACACCAGGGTCGTGTATCTCCAGCAGACGATCAGCGGGTTCTGAGACCACCGAGTCTGTCTTAGTGCGGGTAACCGTAATAAATTTGCCCGCGGGCTTGGATACCTCTACAGTGCTCATGCTGGGGGCGTAGACACCGCTTGCTGGACAAATAGAGTTCCCGATGCGAGGTTGTCCCAATCCCCAGCGGAGTCCTTAACAAACAGGTCAAATGCGTGATCACCAGCGGGGATACTGTTCTTATCAGAAATATGAATTTCTAAGGTAGCGCCAGCGGCGGGGGCAATATATCCGCGACGGTTAGCCGTTAAGGCAAGTATTGTAGCCTCATTGGGAGCGGTGGCGTACCAGCGTAGGTCTAGGACCGTAGTACCTGCGGCGTTCTTTGCCTGCATATATGCGTCTGTGACTGCAATAATGACATCATCGGCATCGCGCCAAGTAAATTTACGACGGAAGTCCACATACTGTTTGAATCTGATCTCCATTGCCTGTGAGTCCTCCGAAGGTGTAATATCGTCCGATTCTGCTACTGAAATGATTCCACGGACGACTGGTTGGGTAATTGTTGGCGTTTGACCTGTGTAATAAACCAATCGGTTGCAGGTAGCAATAACATCAAATTCAAGATCGCCAACTGGTAATTCTCGTGTCTGCTCAGCGGTCAAGCAAATCAGTATTTCACCCTTATTAGTAAGTGTAATAGCAAATTCACTAACGGTATTACCGCTAGTTTTAATGGCGCCACGGGCCTCAGAAACTGCTACCAGACGGTGCGTACGGCGATCTTTGACGACGACGAGTCTTTCCCATGGTAAACCCTTAGTAAGTGTATATGCGGCCCGATTCGTCATGGTCTAATAATACCTCATTCATCGTCATCAGGGGTAAATACTCCTGCCATATGAAACAACAATGATACTACTGCAATGACTACACCAAGGTCACGAGTTGACCCTGAGAGTGTAATAAGAACTAATCCAGTACCTCCAAGGGTCCAGGCCAATCCTGATGATTCTTTCCATAATTTCTTAAACATGGTTACTGCTTTCGGGTCACTGGGGTGGGCATTGCGAATATAACTGCTGTTGCCGCGACTATTGCTCGTCGTGCCCCTACCGAGACCGCTGATCCCGTTGGCACATAATTATCAAATTGTCCGCCGAACACATTAATCTGGTCCTGGAATTCTTCTTTTACATCGTCAGGGGCGTCTGTTAGTGCTTCTGAAAGAGCCGAAGCCTGTTCATCAGACAATTCACTCGGGACGATGGCATCAATAAGTTGCGTTACTTGCTCATCGGATAGTTCGTTAAGTACTTCTTCGCTAAAGACAGCGGAGATTGATTCCTCGGTTAATTCACTTACATCAATAGATTCTACTAGTTCAGTAATTTCTTCATCAGATAATTCGTCAATTGAGGAAACTAGTTCATCCGCTAATTGATTTACTTCTTCTGTAGTGGGGTTATCAGGTATTACTGTGTCTTCCTCAGGTACGGTCGTTATAGGTGTCTCTGTACTCTCT